TTTAAAGCATTTAAGTCCTCATCTGCAAATAGTTCTTTAAGACTATTAGGCTCTCCAAAAAACACTACCTTATAAGTGTGTGGATGATTGTCTTTCATGCTTACACCATTTAGTCTTATCTTACCAGACTTGAAAGGTGTGTGGTTTATTTCGATTCTTGCACTTACTGTAAACCTAGCATCAAAACCATTTTGTATGTCAAAGTTATAATAGTGCTTGAATAGTTTGTTGTTTACTTGTGAAGCAGGTAAGTTAAACTGCTTTGAGAATGGTGTAAATAGTTTACTTATATCTGAAACATTCTGTATCGAATCTGTAATACTAATTGTTTCATCTTGGAATAAATCAACTCTAGTATCTTGTATAAATAATTGTACTTCACGCCTCATACTATGTTATTGATAATATCGTTTGCATCCTCTACCTCTAATGTGTACTGAATTAGCTTATCGTTAAGTGATGTCTTTTTAGTCAAGGAGCTTGTTACTACTGTAACAGGATGTAATACATTGCCTACAAATATCCATACATACTCACTTAGCATTATATCTTCTATTACTGCATTGTAAGCCTCTGCTAGATAATCTGTGTTTAAGGTAAAACGCTTTCTACCTGTTTTGTTAAATGTTTTTGTTTGATGTGATTTTTGGTCGTAATTAGATGAGGATTGTACAAATAAGTTGCGCTTGAAAACATCTGCTCTTGTACCTATACTTTCTGCTGATTTTAAAAAGAAGTATTGGTCTTGTGGTATTCCGTTCTTGTTTATAAACCTCATTTGTACAGGAGTGTATTTAGCACTACATACTCTTTCAATAGTCCAAGTGTAATTACCTGATGTTGCAGCTACGCTTGTTGCTGAAGTGCTTATTGTTGCTTTAGTTGCTGTACCAGAGTTCATATCCCAAGCAAACCCTGCTGTATTGTCTGGTAAATAAATGATTTGACTACCACCTGTATTTGTTAGTTCAAAATCATCTGGGTCAAAGTCTTGATTAACACCACTCCAAAACTCTGAATATCCATAATAACCTGTATGTGTTACTGCAGGTTGAGCTGAGGGTGTACCTCCACCATCTACTGCTGTAAAGGTTGTTATTACATAAGATATGGCTACTGTATCTATCGTGCCACCTGTAGTACCACCATAGGTTGCAGTATAATAGTCTTTAGCTAATGTTGCTATCTCGAATACTGTTCTGTTGCTTGTTGCGTTTTTAAGTATCGTATAACGCAAAGTACCATCTATAGTAAGTGCCATTTGAGCTGATAAATGACCACCTGTAGTAACTGTAACAAAATACGGACTTCTTAATAATATATTTGCCATAACTAATTCTTATTCATATTTGCAGGGAAAAACTTCTCATCTTGTTCAATGTCAAAAATAAAAGCATCTCTTAATTCATTTGGTAAATATTTAAATGCAGCTTGAAATGGCTTAGTAAAAAAATAACTAGGCTTGATTCCATTGTTAAATACACTTCTTGCAATAAGATACTGTAAAGTCTTTCTAGGTATAAACTTACCTTTTTCATCTCTTACACCTTTTAAGCCTTTGCGAATTACCCATTGACTAAATGCTTTTGATGGAGGCATCTTGGACTTATAACTATATGTAGTGTTATATTTGTTTTTTTTACCACTAACACCCAAGTCTTGAAAGAAACCATATTCTTCCATGCTAAATAGTAAATCAATACTATCTCTATATCTATTTATTTTATAGTCTAAACTATCGTATAGTTTTTTAGTAGAGTTCTTTTTGTTTCTAGTTAGGTTGCTTCTTGATTGTTGTACAACATACTTAGCAAACTTATTTAATATTTTCTCTACCTCCTCTAACTGCATACGTTTATATCGTTACTAATTAATACATTAAATGTACAAGCTACACCTGCCATTTGATTCTCAAATCTTTCATAGAAGAACTCGCAAGAAGCATCTCCATCTAATTGATATTTGTTTTGATATAGTGTTCCTTTGCTTAGTAGTCCTACTAATTTATTAGCTACAGCTAGTTGTGTGTTTAGAATGTCTTGCTCATTGTTGTTGCCTCTAAATACGTCTGTTGTTTCATCTTTGGATTGGTCTACTACATCCATGCACATAACTGTTATGTTGAAGTTGAGGACTTGTTCCTGAATGGTTACGTTGTTTACTATTATATGACTTAGAGGAAAGATTGTTTGCTTAGATAAGTCTATGTCGAATATATCGCCTGTTGTTACTGTATTAACATTCTCATCTGCTAATAAGTTAGTCTTAATAGTGTCTGTTATTTGATAATAGCCTCTTACTCCTTGATTCATTTGTTAAATTTACTTTTCATTTGTTTAGCCTCTGCTTCAGCTTTGTCTTTCATAAAACTTAAAGCATAAAG